CGGCCCACCACGATCATGGACTGCAGGAATGTATCGATGCCAGTTGCGGTAACATCAGTGTCGCCGTCGTAGTTGAGGACTTCACCTCCGATTCTGCCGGTCATTGGCACTGTGATGAAGTTGCCACCTACCTGATCGACAAGAGCCTGCTTGAGGTCGTCTCTTGTACGAAGGATGCCGGCCTTAAGGAATGCGTTCTGCTTAACGCGTGGTACTGTCTCGAGGTACTTCATGAATACCTCGGCATTCCAGTTCTTTGCATTGAATACTGCCATGGTGTTTTACTCCTATTCTTTCTTGTCTTCTTTTTTCTGAACTGGGTTCGCAAGCCAGTCTTTGATAGCCTGTTCGCCCGGATGTTCGTTTGCGTACTCCATCTTCTCGGCGAGAGTCATATCTGCAAATGAATCAGAACCGCCAGTGTTGCCTGGAGGGTTATGAGACTCAGCTCCTTTGCTGCCTTCGGTAGTAATGAAGCCTTCCCATTCTTTCGTGATCCCTTCCATGAGCTTATCGGCGTCCTTTGCCTTGCCTTCCTCGTCAAGGACGATTGCTTCAATCTGGTCGCCTGAGATTTTGAGGACGGCATCAATACGCTTCGGAGAGATGCCAGCTTCAATGAGCAGCTGCTTGTAAGCCTCTGTCTTCTTTGCCTTGATCTCCTTAGCCTGATCCGCCTTCTTGTAGTCCTCGAAGTCCTGATGCTCTTTCTCGTACTTCGATTTCCACTCGTTTTCGTCGCCATTCTTTGCGACCTGCGCCTCAAGGTCATCCACCTTCTTCTGGAGGCCTGGGAGCTTTTCAGCATCGGCTTTGTACTTCTCAATTTCCTCCTTGAGAGCGTCCACCGTTTCGGAATGCATCTGAATAATCTGGTCAGCCTGATCTCCTTCGATGTTCATAGCCTTTAATGCTTTTCTAGTTAGTGCCATGTGTACTCCTTTCCTTCGTCAACTGTTCCTTGTTGTTCGTACTGTATGCTTAACCATTGAGGAGCTTTTCAAGGATCGCCTTGTACTCCGCAAGATGATTAACGATTGCTGGTCTCAGGAATGCCTGCGGCTTCATCTTGTATGTGCCGAGCTCCTGATACTTGCCGTAGTAGACGTTGGTGCCAATAATGCAGCCTTCTGCTGTTGATTCATGAGTGATGCTGGCTCTGAGCCTGCCTGTATCCACCGGGCAGTAGACTTTTGCATGACTCTCTGCCTGTAGGCCTACGGCTTCAAATCCTGCTCCGAGCTTGTTATCGAGCATTCCAAGATATTCATCTACGTGGCTTGTTACTTTCATAGGGCATTAAAAAACCGCCCGTAGGCGGTGGATAAATATATTGCTTACTGCTTGAAAATGCTTGAGAAAGCAAATATGAGCTTTGTATTTACGGCTTTATTGCTTGTTTGAGCGTCTATGTTCCTCCATAAGCAATCTGGCCTCTCTATTGAACTTGTGGTCAATAGCCATTATCTTGGAGTAGATGATCTTGTCTACCTGAGGGTGCGCCTTGTACCTCTCTCTGATCTCGTCTATCTCGGCGTCCCTTCTCGCAACCAAGTTATCGAGCTTTCTCTCAAACTCAGGGTCTCTATTTACGTTCTCTGGTATATTCAAATCCATATTTCTTACTGAGCGTCCTCATAATGACATGGTATGTATCTATCTCCGGGTCTCTCTCGTTGTAGTACAACCATGTGGCTACTTCCTTGTAAAGTTCCTTGTGATGACTTGCTGCCTCATCGCCATACTTTTTGCCATATGGCGTGTCGCCTGTCCTTCTCATAGTATATCTGAACAATGAGTCGGATGCCATTGCAAAAGTCTCTCCGTTCGTGAGGAACTGCTCTATATCATCGGGGCCGAACGAGTATCCCGTCTCTTCTTCCGGATGGTTGTGATATGAGTACGAGCCTCGCAGATCGCTTGTGATGTCTGCCGTTGATACGAAGCCCTTCGATCCCTTACAATGCCAGACTATTCCATCGCTCGTAATAGTGACCGTCTCTTCATAATCAAGGCCGTCCTGATCCTTCTCAGCCTGCTCAAGCCAGCGCATAATGGCTTTCTCATCTCCGAAGTCTACATTGCCGATCTTCTTTGTGATGGTCTTCGTAGGGTCATCGGTTCCAGAGCCTGATCCTCTGCCCTGTTTCTGTCCCTTCCACTCTTCGTAGGTCATATCGCCGAGTCTCTGGTTCCTGCCTGACATATCGAACGGGATGCCTTTGACCTTCGTGATCATGATGCAGCGGCAGTTGTATATCTCCGATCCTACGTTAGGTATCTGTGCCGACCAGTCCCCAGGGAACAAAAGTCCATTCGAGAATCTTTCGGCCGGTGGTACAGCCTCCATATCCATGTGCCTATGCGAGTGTCTAGTCCTCAGATCGAGAGTAGACAGCCACACTTTTTCCATGTCTATGCCTAAGTCGGTAGCCCTATCAAGAGCCTCCTGAACTCCTGCATTGGTAGCAGAGGTCATCATAGTCCTTGCTGCTCTCAGTGAATCAGTGTAGTTCATATCAGCTACATTCCTGAGCCTCTGAGCTATACGCTTCACATCGTCGCCCTGAAGCACCGCCTGTACGAGAGCCGACGTGATTCGCTGCTTGTTCCACCGAGTGTCAGTCTTCTTGTTGATGCGTCTAGGCATGATGCTTGGGTTCTTTTTCAGCAGTGCTCCTATGGTGTTCTTGCTGTACAGCGTGAACGATGTGTCCACCATTGCATCATGCTCTATGTGATAGGTTTCGTAGTTGACCGACTCGCAGAACACGTACCTGTTGTATTCGTTGGCCATGTCATTGGCTATGCGGTTGACATCGTAGAGGTCCTGAGCCATCCTGTCTCTCATGGATCGCACCCAGTGAGACCTCTCAAGCTGTTCCTCTCGCCATGCCTTGTAGGTATCCTGATTCACCTTGCCTTGCCTTAGCTGATCTCTGTACCATGCGTCCTTAACTCTGAAGTCTTCGAGCATAGTCTTGAGCTCCTTGCCTAGCTCGCGTCGGGCTTTTCTGTATTCCTTTGCCAGCTTTACTTCAAGTTCAGCTACAAGCTTGTCGGTAGGGTTCATACTACTCCTCTATCTCCTCTTCCTCAGGCTCCTCTTCATCCTGATCTCCGAATATCTCCTTCTGTACTTCGAGAGCCATAGCCTTTTCATTCTTGATCTTCTCAATGAGTTCGTCAGCCATATCTCCGTCTCCGAGGAGCGTGAGTATCTTTCTTATCAGGTAGTCTTCCTCAAGGTACTGTGCAGCAGATACCAGAATAGATATCTCCTCCTGAGTATTGACTATCATGGACCTTGTGAAGGTAGCTTCGTTGTCCTCCATGCCTGCGAGTGCACACAGAGCATCGAGGCATTCGTGTACGCAATATTCATACTGATCGCATTTCGTGTTCAGTGGTTCATATGCGGCCTTGATCTGAGTGGCCGTGACAGCCCCTCCTGCTATGTCCTGCGGATTGAACGCCATGAAGTCCCTATACAGGTCCTTCTCAATCCTGTCGAGCGCTGCCTCTCTAGCAGCGTATGGAACGTCTATGGTGTGGCTTTCAGCCTTGGCTCCGCCATCCTCCACGACCGCCGCCTTGACTGTATGCATCCTCTCAAGGAACTTGACGAGGTCTATATCATCCATTCCTCCGGCATTCTGAATGGTCCAGTAAATCTGGCTTGCATCATCGAGGTCATTTGCGAAGCCGCTCTTAATGAGATCATAAGCATCTATGCTCTCTCTTTTGCCGTCCAGCTCACACTGATGGTTCGGATTGCCCCACAGTGGCACTATCGGGAACGAAGGGTAGTTCTGCTTATCGACTATCTCAGTGCCATCGACTTCAGAATGAATGTAGTTCGTAATGTAATGATCCTTCTCCCTGTAAATTTCTCCCTCTGTCTCTCTCCATATGAACTCCGTGTACCCATCAAGCTCATACAGAACAGCCCTTAGTGGCTTTTTCGGGTCTATCTGCCAGAATCTGATGCCTGCCATAAGATGCCCAGTCTCCTCGTCATACAGAGGTATGAAGTCCAGAGGGTCGAACACCTCCAGATGGTCCTTGTTGTAGAATACGAAGGCTACCTTGAGGGATACGGCCTTGTGACCGGCCTTCTGTATCTGCACATCATGCTTTTTGCCAAATGCCTTATCTGCTGCATCCTGGTCTTTCCATGTGATACCGTTACCGAGAAGGAACTGGTTCTGCTGTATGACGAAGAATCCATAGAATCCACTCGGTATCTTGAAGTTGGCTGACCAGTTATCAGGTACAGTATTGCCGGCCATTGTATAGAGCAGCTTTCTGTACTCGCTGATAGTAGTATTCTTCTGCCTGTCATAATCTGAAGCAATTACGGCGTTCTTATATTCATCTGAGCTCTTATACTTGGTGATAGTGGCTCTGACAAATTCAATGAGATCGTCTTCCGTAACTGCAAGTAAATCCTGATAAGTTATCATCGTATCTCCTATCTGTCTAAGTACAGCGGCTTGTAATCGTCCTTGTTCATCTTGTCCCAGAGGAGCCTTGCCATGCATGCCAGGCTGTCTGGACAATCGTCATGTGCTGCGTGTTCGTTATATTCCAGTATCTGATTGACGTATTCAGGGTCTGTGGTATCCAAAAAGACGACCTTATGCCATATGCCCTTGAGGTACGAAGATATCTTGATGTACTTGTTCATACCCTCGTCGTAGGCTGTGGCTAAGTCGCCTCTCCGTTTCAGTTCCTTTTGCAGATAGCCTTTATCTGCGTTCTTCTCCACATAGGTCCTGCCTGCCCTGAATCTTTCCTTCAATGCAAGGATTTCGTCAATGCAGTTGTCTACGTGCTTGTCGTATTTCTTGCCGTATACGTAGAGAATACCGCCTCTCAGCTTAACTATGGTGAAGGCGGTGGAATCTTCTCCTCCGTATGCAGCGTCTATGTGAGCGATGCCGTCATACAGTAGCTCCTCGTCACTCGTGTACTTAGGCTCTGTGAACATCGCGTCTTCGTCTGCTATGTGCTTGAGTTCGTAGTTGGCTGCGAACAAGCTGTGGCTCATTGTGGTCTTGAGGTATTCTATCTCCGCCTCGGACATAAGCCCTGTTTGATAGCAGTCATACTTCTTAATGTTCGGCATGAGGGTGAAAGCATCGTCCTTATGCCAGGGCGTGCCCGTGTTGATGAAACGTCCGCCCCTGTTCTTGATATTCTGAAGCTCCATGTAAGCGAGCTTCGTTCTTTCCCTCTCAGCTGCGCTTACTCTGTCGTTGATGTTGACTATGTCGTCTGTGACGATCAGATCCCCGTGCTTACCGGTAATCGAGGAGCCTAATCCCATGCCCCTTAACTGCGGCGTGCCTCCAATACCCTGATGGAGCGTAGTATCTATTTCATTCTTGCTGTCCTTAGTGATAAGCAAGTCTACTCCGGTGATGGCCCTTGCTATATCGAACATGGCTCCTGATTGCAGGATGTTCTTGGTCTGCTTTACTACCTCGACTGTGTCCGTGTCCGTCTTCCTGAAAAAGTCTATGAGCTCCCAAGGCCTTATGACTATGGAGCATGCCAGCCCTAAGCTTACGCATGTGGTCTTATATGAGCCTCTGTGCGCCTGTAAGGTCTGATCATTGGGATTGAATAGGAACGACTTGAGCCATTCATTATGCAGCTCAGTCAAATCCTGAAATCCCATATAGTGGCCTATCTTATAAGGCTCATACCGTATCAGCTGTGTCGCTCTCTCCCTCGATATCATAAGCAAAGTCCGCCTTCATCCTCTGGAGCGTTTCGTCATCTATGTCAACATTCCTGACATTGAGATCGCGTTCAGGTTCTTTCTGACCAAGATGCTGCTTACCAAGCCATATGAGCATTGCCGGGTTTCCATCCATGGCTACTCTCATCTGCTGCCTTCTTATAGAGACTCTTCCTTTGCTGCATCTCTGTTTGTAGTCCTCCGCAAATGTCTCGCCCAGCTCTTCTTTGCACCTTCTCTCGATCGTGTCCTCCGAGCAGTTGAAATAACCGGCTATATCCTCCAGAGTGCAGAGTAATCCGCACAGCTTATCGAACTCCTCCCAGTTGATTTCTATCTTCGGCCTTCCCATTACCGAATCTTTCTTCTCTTCTATGATGTCCATACTCCCTCCGGACATAGTAAAAGGCGGCTGTTACACCGCCCTTACCTTTTAATCACCTTTTACTACTTTTCACCGAACCTTTTAGGCTTGTACTGATATCCGGGATATGTGAGATTGCCTTCATCGTCATACATATCATCGTATCTGTACTCTTCGCCATCAAAGATACTTACCTGCTGGCATTTGGGTTTGAGGTCCTTGCTCTCTATGTAGTCGAAGTCATAGTTGAGGAAGTTCCTCCCCATTTTCTTGCCTTGCCATGTGTGTGGGTCGAATACATAGTCTGGGAATATTTCTCCTTCTGGCTTTATCACCATGAAGTTGAGTGAGTCCCAGTCTTGATTGAATGCAGGGTCTGATCGCATTTCAGGATTGACTTCTCTCATGAGGCATGATGCCATGTAGTCTCCGTCTCTCCCTTTTGCGCATTCAAGCAGGATCACAAGAGCCTTGCCTATGAAGATTTTTGTCTTCTTCTCCTTGGCCTTGCCCTTGTTTACTGACTCGTCGCATTCCTTGAGCGCCAGTATCTCCTTTGTCACCGCCGCCTTACAGTCCTCGCATGATATGACTAACAGCCTGTTCCATAGGAACGAACTGTAGTTATCATACAGCTCAGCTGCTGCATATCCAGCCCTGACGAAATCTCCTCGCCGGATCGCTTTCTGCAAGAGCGACGCTACGACCCAGAAGTTGTGGCCGTTTCTAGTCATCATCTGTGCCAACTTATTCTCCTCCTTTACAATAATCAGCTTATGGTAATATGTTGCTAACGTAACGATAGCAGTAGCCAAACATGATGTAAAGAGGGATTTTCTTTGAAATTTGAACGGTTTCAGCGTTTCACGACTATCTTGGCCTTGTTGTTCTTGTAGTTATAATCGAAGTACTTGCCCCACTTGGCTTTCATATGTTCTATGCCGGCTATACGCTTGGCATTGTTCTTGTCAGTGTTCGAGCCTCCCTTGTTGGTATCCTGGCCTCCTACATCGATGAAGTAGATAGGCTTGAAGATAGCCCTGTTGAAAAGCAACTCCTGAAGCTCCCAGTCAAGATCAAAGTTGTAGTTCGATTCATAGTCCATTTCAGCCTTGAACTTGGCCTTGTTTATCCATTTACACCCACCTGACATGCCTTTGAAGGCAAACTCCTGAGTGTAGTAGAACGGAGCAGGCACTGCGTCTGTGCAGGCATATCCGAGGCCTAGGTCTACGAGCATGACTGCTATTCGCTCCAGCTCCATGCTGGCCTCCTCCTGAGTCATGTCCCGTGTCTCTACGTTCCTGTACATCATCTTGCCGTCATCATCTATGATGCAGATGACTTCCTCCGGGGAGTTGTCGATTATGTACTGAAAGGTCTTATGGATATTGTCTATCAGGTGGTCTTCCACCACCCATAGCCGATCTATTCCTGTGGCTCTGTACTTCTCAGCTTCTGACTCTCTGACTACATAGGTGCAGTACTCAAGGTTGTCCCACATCCTCACTGTATCGTCATACCTGGCATATGAAGGGACGTATACATTAAACTCCATGCAGTACCTCCCTCTCTGTGATCCATTCCTCCGGTATGACAAACCCTTTACGCATGATGTAGTCTATGCAGCTGAGATTGTCTATCGGGCTGCCGTAGTCAAGAGGCTTATAACCA